TCATGTCAGCTTGTCCACCCCTCATTTGAGTGAGCGAAGTGACCAAGGTGTTGTATTCGGGGCGAGTGCCCACTCGTTTGTTGACATAATTCAACAGCTCGTCTATGGCTTGAATGTTGTCAATAGTCTCTTTTTTGATGTCACCCAGCGCCTTCCGCAGGGGCGTCATTTCCGGCGTATCTTGCCTGTAAATTTTGTCAAATAACTCTTGAGCTTTTGTTGCCGCTTCGGAAATTTCTTTTGTTATGTTTTTCCACTCTTCGTCAGTTTCGGCTACTATTTTCTTGTATTCCAACAGCTCATTTGATCGGGCTAAGTCACGAACGCGCCCGGTTTGCGTTCTATTGATTTCATCCACGCGAAGCTTTAGGAGCTGTGCCGCGAGCACTCTTTTGGCTTCAAGTTGAGAAAGCTCATCCTTGCCAATCGCATTGATTTCGTTTTGCTTTTGAAGCTGTTCTTGTAGCAATTGGTTGTAAGCGCTTTCCTCTTTGGCAACGCCTTTTGTATCAGGCTCTCCTTGAATTTTGCTCAGTCCTTTTTCCGTTTCAACGCGCTGTTTCCTTGCTTGCGTTAGCGCACGCTCTGCTTGAATAATTTTAGTTTGAGCCTCCAGATAGCCTCTTTGTGCCGCTCCCAGGTTGGCGGAAATTGCCCCTGGCATTGTCTGTACCGTAAGGTTACGCTGTCCACCCTCTTGGGCGAAGGCCATGTTGGAGGAAAGCCCAAGCGCCTGCAATTCCTCGGCCTGCTGGGGGCTAACGCTTCTTTTTCCGGCTCGCAAGTCGCTCAGTAATGTTTGCGCACGCTTAATGCGAGCCGCCAAGGCTTTCTGCTCTGTCAATTCCACGGTCACGCCTGCCACATCCCCTGCTTCGCCCAAAGCCTTAACTGCATCAGCAAATTGCAGCATTTTCTGGCGAGCCGCCTGAGCAGCAGCTCCAGCCGAGAGAAATCGCTCCGCCAGCATGCCCAGCCCGATAATGGCCAAGCCAATGCCAGTTCGCGCCACCAAACCTGTCAGAGCAGCATTTACACCTCTAATCGCAGTTGCGGTTTGCGCGGCGGTAGCACCGGTTAGAGTCATGGCATTGCGGAATGCAGTGAATCTGCCTACTCCTAAAAGCATTTGAGCGTTAAACAGGCCAAGTGGACCAAGCATCGTCACCACTGCCGTGCGTAAAATGCCAAATGCCGTAATAACCGGCAGCACCACCGCATAAACGCGAACCAAATAGCCCGTCAAGGGACTACCAGCAACTGAAAGAAAAATCTTGCCAACTTCCAGGGCAATTTTAATCAACTGTCCAAACACTGGCAGTATTTGCTTGATATTATTCTGTATTCCCTGCAATGCTGGTTGCAACTGTTTCAGTTCGTTTGCTATCGCCATGCCGCCGGATGTCTTGGCCTGTGTGCCAGTAAAAAATGCATTGATACCATCCGTAGCGTCTTTTAATCCTTGACTCAATGGAGAAACAAAACTATTAAGAAATTGTACAGCTATTGGCTCGAAACTCTCGTAAAAACCCTTGAGGGAGTTCCTCATATTATTCATTGAACCCTGGAAAGTACTTGCCGCGCCCCTTGCTCCCTCCGAGAATTTTTGATTAAGCAAAATCGTCACATTATTAAGCAAGTCTTTCATGGCTTGCCCCTTGTAGGCGCCATCTTCTAGCGCCTTTGAGAATTGAGCAATTGCATTTGGCCCCTCAAATCCCGCCGCTTCGGCAAATAGCGCCATCGCCCCTGGAAGAACATCGCCCAGTTGCCCCTTCAGCTCTTCGCTCATCACTTGACCCTTGCTGGCCATCTGAGCAAAGGCATAGGTCACTCGATCGACTTTGTCGGAACTCATCCCAAAGGTGGCAGCGGCTTTGCTAATGCCGGTGAACAGATCTCTCACCTCTTCGCCAGCAAAGCCCGCTGGCTGCATAGATGCGTATAACTTGGTAAATCCACCTCTAGCCGACTCAAGGGGAATGTTATACTTGCTAACCAAGTCCAGAATCAAGGCGTTTGATTTCGCGGCCTCTTGAGCGGTTGGAGTGATCGCCTTCAGTGTATTCCTAAAGCTTTGCAGCTCCCCAACGGCTTGACCCACCTGTGCAGGGAAGTCTTGAGCAAAGCCGAGTAGCTTATAGGCTTGCCCAAACAGAAGCACTTGCTTGGTGGCAAAAGCGAACTCTCCCCCTATTTCACGGATCAAACCAGCTCCTGGCAAGTTAATCCCTCCCATCGCCCGACCGAAACCACCAAACCCCCCGAACCCTCCCAAGCCACCCCCACCGCCGCCAGGAGGCACTGAAGGAGGACCGCCCCCGAACATGCTGCTTTGAGCAGTTATGCGTCCCAATGGAGACGATGGTCCCATCATTCCCGCCATGGGGAAAAAGGCGCTCGACCTGACCCCTGGAACGTGCCCTCCACGGGCTCCCAAGCTCGTGTTGTACCACGGAGTGGGACCTGCCATTGCCTGCCCAACAGCAGAAGGCCCGCCAATCGCTAACATTCCATCCGAGGGGAAGCGCCCCAGCGAGCCCCTTGGCGGAAGTGCAGAAGATGGCCCCATCATAGGAGCGTTAGGAAATGCGAAGCCGCCACCCAGTGCTCCAGCTCTCATCATGCGAGTGAATTCAGCAGTGATGTAATTACTAAAAGAACGGTCGACGGAGCGGGATGGCCCCATCATTCCTTCCATCGGAAAAGCACCGCCAATGGGTCGACGAGCTCTGGCAGCATTTTCCGCATCAATTCTGGCGGCTTGCATTGCAGCACGCTGGAACCGCAAAGGCTCCATCATTTCTTTGGAAGGAAGTAATCCCGCAATCTTCGTGCCAGTCAGTTGACGCGCCGCCACGTTCATGGACGAAGCCAGGTTACGAGTGGCTTTGGGGAAATAAGTGTTGGCGGCAAAATTCCGAGCCAAGACATCCCTTGTATTGCGCAAGGACTGTACAAAACCTCGCGATACTTGTTCAACTGCCCCGCCGCCAGGAAGCATGGTTTCACGCGCTGCAGGCAGAGATCTGTCTCGAGCTGGCGGAAGAAGACGCCCAGCAGTTTGCGCAAGTGCGCTTTGTTGCAGGGACAGTCGCTCTTGGCGACGCCCTTGGATTTGAGCGATCTGTGCGCGAGCTTGATCAATTTGTCTTGCGAGTGAAGTTGATTCCGCGAACAATGCTCCAGATTCAATCGGACCGCTCTTTGCGACAAAAGGAAAAGCACCCCTGCGAGAGGTTTGCGGCTGTATCATCGTCTGTAAACGCTTAAGCCGTTCTTGGAGCTGGCGCTCGAGCACGTCAAACGCTTTGTCCATAGAAGCAACGGCTCCGAGCTCAAAGCCTTTGCCCACATCGCTTCCGATATCCTTAAATACTTTTGAAGGTGATGCAATGCCAAGGATGCCCTTGATAGATGAAATCAAAGACTGACCAAGGCTTTTTGCTGCAGCCTTGAGCTGGCTATCTCCACTTTTCAATCCATTCAAAAGGCCCGCAATTGAGTCCTTGCCTACTTCGCTCAGCTCTTTTGCAATTTTTTGAACATTGTTTGCAATTTCCTCACTAAAAGCGACCATGCCGGCTTGAGCGGCAGCCTTGTAGAGCGGCTTGATATCTTGCCCCAACTTGCGCAAAGCGGCCTGCGAGAAGCCCGCTTCAGCCACGCCAGCAGCTCGCTCTGCTCCACCGCCTTTCGGAATGTTACTTAATGCATCAGCCAAATCACGAGCTTTTTTGATTTCCGCCGATAAGTTTGTCTCAATATTAAGCCTGTAAGTTCGCCTTTTAATATTTACGCCAAGAGCGTTAAGTTCGTTCTGAATTGCAAGGCGATCGAATTTAACTTTGATCGGCAAATTATACCCAGCAGCCGCTTGTCCAAGCGTTGCTAGCTGATTCCTAAACGTAGACAGATCAAGACCTACTTTCAGCAGAAGTTGTGCGTCTTGAGCCACGATTTTACGCCAGCATCTCTAGTTTCTTAATTCTATAGTCATTCTTCCTTGTTTCGCCCAGCAAAGGCTTTTATTTCGTCGGCCAACAGTGCAATCACTCTGCCGTCCATGCGTCGCGTTTTCATAAGACGCTGCATAATAATCAGGGTGGCATCAGTAATGCCGTCCTCTTTTTTAATGGCTTTGGTGTCGAATGGCAGGAAATGCTCTGCTTTGACGGTGCTCTTTTTGCCCGCCATCATTCCCGCCACCATCGTCCCAAGTTTGGCGATAGCAACGCTTTCTATGTTGTGCTTGGCAATATCGTGCTTCTCAAGATATTTGAGAGCCGCTTTGACATCGCGAATAGACTGCTTGCCAAATTGATCCGCATGCCATCTATGGTCTTTCAAGTCGGAGGCTGAAAGGCGAAAATAGATGTCGTTCCAATTGGTAAGAGCCTGTAAGAATTTCCTAGCCCGATCTTCTAACTGTTCTGCGACAGACCCTGGGGCTTGCTCTTCGCTTTTTTTGCTGCATCAGCGGCCTCCTTAACTTCCGCGTCTTGCTCGGCAGCAATAAATTCCACCACTTTAGCGATGGCGGCGCGAGGCAGTCCTTTAGTATCGTCCAGCTCCCAATCGCCCAGATCGGTCCACTCACCATCAATCATGCCTTGGCCGCGTGAGCGCACGAAAGCCGTCACCATGCGAGCATTTGTGGCCTCAACGGACGTGCCGCTGGTAATCATGGCCATGGTTTCGTCAGTGAAGTCAGAAAGCAACTCTGCTTCGGTGATAGAACTGCCGCCTTGCAACAGCGCAAATGCCTCATCGAGAGGAATGTCTTTGCTCGTGGCGATGCGCTTGGCTAGCTGCACGGCACGAATGGTCGCTTGGCTTTGAAGCTTACTGATCTCCTCCTGTTCAATGGCTTCAGCCACAAGCCAGCCATTGTATTTCTTCAGGCGAATCTCAGGCGTCAGTTGAAAATAGTCTTCAGCCTTGGTTTGCAGAAGGAAGCTGTATTTGCTCATGATCAAGAATGTTCAACAGGGCATTGAATACCTTCACCCGTTCATGGCTTGAGCGAAACTCCTTAGGAATTTCTACCAAAAACGAATGATTGTCGTCTGCAATTCTAATGGTCGATTCCCTGCAGGAAATCAAGCACAACACGCCCGCCTGCAAAGCCATCCCTTCTATTTCATTGTTGATTGCGTGGACCGCAGAGTCAGGGCTGTGGAGGTAGTCAATTTTCATTTTGTTCCAATGGCTGCTCGAATGCGGCGCAATAATGCCTTTTCCGGCACGCTGCCCTTAAATTTCTGCGCAATTGCAAGCTCGTCTGTCCATGGACGACCAGTGCGATTAGTGCCTTCACCTTCGTGGACATAATAGGCATAGTATCGCCCTGAACCATTTGTCGCGTCCCAGTTCCAATCCGCCACTGCCAAATTAGACGACAAATGGTTCAGGGCGATACT